TAGACATTGACCGCGACGAGCTGAGGGAGGCAATCAGGGTGATAAAAGGTGCGCTGATGAAGCAGATACCCGTTAAAACTCTACCGCCTGATATTATTATGGGTATATTTAACCCGACTAATTTTAAGTGCCCTACTTGCAAAAACACATTCCCCGAAGAATATGCGACACCATTTTGTGGTCAATGTGGGCAAGCACTGGATTGGAGTGAAACATGAAGTTTAAAAACGCGTTTAAATGCGCTGTGCTTATCGCCATAGTCCTTTGCCTGATCGCGGCAATGATCTATTCGGGACAGCGGGAAAAACTGACGGCAATCTACTACATGTGCATATCAATCATGTTATTTTTAATCTACAAAAACTGTTAAAAACAGCACCGCGCGGCTGTTTTGATAACATCATATTCAACTAACACACAATTTAATAATCTTTGCAACGTGCAGAATAAAATGCCTGCGGCGCGGCGCGGGCGGGAGGTGTGTATATGGCAGAAAGCTGGGTCGATGCTTATGTTAAATGTCCGTTTTATAAATTTGAAAAAGGGCATGAGATTAATTGCGAAAACATCATTGATACAGAACAAACATGCAGACATAGATTTCCTTTAAAAGCTGATAAAACCCGTCATATGAGTCGTTTTTGTTGTTCGCAGTATGAAAACTGCATATACTACCGTGCTTTATTGCAAATGAAATATGGTGATGAGCTCTCTGAATGAATCAGGGAGCTCTTGTTGTGGGTTAGAAAAAACATAAACCATAATGTAAAATAGTCATAGAGAGGTGATTCTATGGCAGGCGGCAAATATCAAAAGTGGCTTGAACCCGACAATTTAATATTGCTTGAAGGTTGGGCGCGCGATGGTCTGACCGATGAGCAAATTGCCAAGAATATGGGCGTTAGCGCATCTACTCTGTACGAATGGAAAAAACGCTTCTTGGAGATTTCGGAGTCCCTAAAAAAGGGCAAAGAAGTTGTAGACTATGAGGTCGAAAATGCGCTGCTTAAATCCGCTCTTGAAGGAAACACAACTGCACAGATATATTGGCTCAACAACCGTAAGCCTGAAAAATGGCGTAACAAGCCAAAGGACGAACTAAACACCGACCACAGAATAGTTGTTGTGTTTGAAGACGAGGAAGGGGAGGATTATGCAAATTAAATTTGGCACCCCATCTTCTAAGCAAAAGTTGTTTTTGAAAGATACACACCGGTATATTGCCTATGGCGGAGCACGTGGCGGCGGTAAGAGCTGGGCTGTCCGAGTCAAAGCTATACTTTTGTGCCTTCGTTGGGCAGGCATAAAGGTGCTGATCATGCGCCGGACATTCCCTGAATTGGTGCAGAACCATATCAACCCGCTCATTCTTATGCTGGCAGGCGTTGCGGATTGGAGTGATAAGAAAAAGACATTCACATTTCCCAACGGCAGCACGATACAATTTGGCTACTGCCAATATGACCGCGATTTGGGGCAGTATCAGGGTGCGGAGTTTGACGTGATTTTCATCGACGAGGCGTGCCTGCTGTCAGAGTATCAGATCAAGGAGATAACGGCTTGCAACCGTGGCGTCAATAACTTCCCAAAGCGGACATATTACACATTAAACCCCGGCGGGCAATCTCACGGCTATTTCAAGCGGCTGTTTATCGATAAGAACTACGAGAAAGAGGAGATACCGGAAGACTATTCTTTCATACAGTCGCTTGTCACCGATAACCGCGCTCTAATGGCAGCACAGCCTGAATACATACAGCAGCTTAAAGCTTTACCCCCGAAGCTGCGCAAGGCATGGCTCGAGGGTCGCTGGGATATTTTTGAGGGCATGTTCTTTGAGGACTTCCGCACGACTGTCGACGAACAGAAAGCTTTTGATATAGGGCTGACGCCGGAGCAGGCGTTGCAGTATCACCGGTATACTCACGTGATTGAGCCGTTTGATCCTCCAATGGAATGGCAGTATTACCGCTCATATGACTTCGGTTACGGCAAGCCGTTCTCTGTCGGCTGGTGGGCTGTCGATTACGAGGGTATCGCTTATCGGATTTTGGAGCTCTACGGCTGCACAGATACGCCAAATGAGGGCGTTAAATGGCAGCCGCACGAGCAATTCAAGCGCATAAAGGAGATAGAGAATACACATCCATACCTAAAAGGACGTATGATCAACGGCGTAGCCGACCCGTCAATTTGGGACGGTAGCCGAGGTGAGAGCGTATATGAGGCGGCAATAAAGCAGGGCGTCGACTTTGTGCCGGGCGTTAATGACCGTATTCCGGGCTGGATGCAGGTGCATTACCGTTTGGCTTTTGACAGTATCGGCAAGGCGCAGATGTATTTCTTCAATACCTGCAAGGCAGCAATCAGGACGTTGCCGCTGATGATGTACGATGAGCACAAGCCTGAGGACTTGGACACAAAGCTTGAGGATCACGTTGCGGACGAAATACGGTATTTTTGTATGGCGCGCCCGCTCAAGCCTATTGAAATCAAGGAAGAAACTAAGATAGCATTTGACCCATTAAATATGATGAAGGGAGCTAAATAAAATGACAATCAGAAGAAAGAAAAAAGCGCAGCAACAGGCATTCAGGCTGAAAGAAATGCAAACCCCGCCCGATAATCGTCTGATGACTGAGGAACCCGTTGCAACAGACCCGGAAACAAAACCGTTACCGATCGATGCGCTGGCAGTCAGAGAAGCGACTCAGCGGTTAAAAAAATACAAACAGGGTAAGCTTAATCTGGAAAAACGGATCGTCGCAAATGAGCAATACTGGAAGCTGCGGCAGTGGGACTATATTGACGATAAAGCGACGAAGGATAAGCTTAAAATCGATACCGCATGGCTCTGGAATACAATAGCCTCGAAACACGCAGATATGGTCATGGGATATCCTGAGGCCAATATACGCGCAAAAAGGGGTGATGATGTCAAGGAAGCAGAGAAGCTCAAAAGCATTATTCCCGTTATCCAAAAGGAGAATAAATATGAAGAAACCTATTCCGACCTGTGCAATGAGTTCTTGAAGGGCGGCGGTTGTATTGCGGGCGTTTTTTGGGACGGTCATTTGCATGACGGCTTAGGCGATATTGTGGTTAAGGACATTGATGTGCTGGAGCTGTTTTGGGAATCGGGAATCGACAATATCCAAGACAGTCGCGAGGTGTTCAAAGTCGCATATGTTGATAACGATATACTCAAAGCCAGATATCCGCAGTTGAAATATTCCCTTAACGGTAAAGGACTGACGGTTACTAAATACCGTACCGAGGATCACATCGACTACAGCAATAAGAGCTGCGTGATCGACTGGTATTATAAGAAGACGCTCGACAGCGGCAAGCAAATACTGCACTTATGCAAATACGTTGATGATATCGTCTTGTTTTCTTCTGAAAACGAACCCGAAAAGTACCCCAAAGGGTGGTATCATCACGGCAAATATCCCTTTATTGTTAATCCTCTGTTCAAGATCAAAGGCAGTTTGTACGGCTACTCCTATACCGATATCGGAAGGGGAGACCAAAACGCGATAGATATCATCACATCCGCTATTATTTCAAATGCGGTCGAGACATCACTTCCAAGATATTTTTCGCGGTTAGGCGGAAACATCAACGAACAGGAATTTGCCGATCACACCAAACGCATAGTTCACGTGCAGGGCAATCTTGACGACGCCAGTATAAGAGAGATCGGCAGCTCGCCGCTTCCGTCGTTTGTTGTTAATGTCCGTGACCGTCTGATCGACGAGATGAAGGAAACACTCGGCAATCGTGATGTATCGAATGGCGGTTCCGTATCGGGAGTGACAGCCGCATCGGCAATCGCCGCCATGCAGGAGCAGAGCGGCAAGCTGACTAAAGAGCATATAAAATCCATGTACGCCATGCACGAGCAGATCGTGGATATGGAAATTGAGCTTATGCGTCAATTTTATAACACGACGCGCGAGTACCGCATTACCGGTCAAATGGGTGTGGATAAATATGTACAGTACAATAACGAAGGGTTGCAGCCTCAGATTCAACCCAGCGTAATGGGAATTGAAATGGGCTTGCGTCTTCCGTGTTTTGATATCGAAGTCAGCTCTGCTAAGCAATCGCCATACACGAAGCTGGAGCAGAACGAGCTTGCCTTGCAGCTCTACAATGCGGGCGTTTTCTCGCCGCAGAACGCCGATAACGCACTGGCGCTGCTAAAATTCATGGATTTTGAGCACAAGGATGAAATGATGAGAGTAGTTCAGGGCAACGGTACGCTGCTCATGAAATATCAGCAGCTGCAAAAGGTTGCTTTCCAGTTGGCTCAGGCATTAGGCGATCCGGTAATGACCGAACAGCTCGCACAGGCGATTCTGATGGAGAATGGGCAAGGCGCAATGACAACTCACGCCGTGAATACAGATATTCAACCGGTGAGCGCTGAACCGGCGCATATGACAAAGGCACGAGCGCAGGCAGAGCAATCTACTCAGGTATAAGGAGAAAATATGCTTAAAATTACTGTTTATCCCAAAAAGTATAAATTGACCTTTGAGGGTCACGCCGAATCTGATGAAAAGGGGAAAGACCTTGTTTGCGCCGCTGCATCCGGATATTTTTATCAGCTGGCGCAGACCTTGAAAAACTATGAGGGAATCGCATTTTACAAAAAACCGCGTATCGATATAGGCGGGGGTCGTTCCGAGATACAGTGCAAACCTTACAGCCAATATGTGCCGACTATCGATGTTATCTATCAAACGGTATTAAACGGTTTTTTGCTGTTAGCGGAAGGTTACCCTGATAATATCCGCGTAGAGATCAGCTCCTGAAAAAGGAGCTTTTCTTTTTGTAAAAAAGTGTTAATAGTGGGTTAGAGAAAATAAAAAGAATTCTTTAAAATATAATCAAAGGGTCGCGACCTACCGCAGAAATCATATATGGAGGAGTTTATGACCTTCACAGAAAAAGCTGTGCCGATTAACCTACAGCTATTTGCCGACGGCGGCGCTTCTGCAGGAGCAGCACCGGGCGGAGATGCGGGAGCAGCAGGCACAGGATCAGCAGGATCACAGGGAGACAACGCATACAGAGCCTTGAATATCCCCGCCAAGGCAAAACACATCTTTGACAAAATGCCGAAAGCTCAGGTTAATAGCAGTACGCAGGAGTCCAAGAATACCAAAGCAGAAACGACAAATACCGACGGCGAAACTCACACCGAAAAGAGCGAAGCAAAGACCCCGTTTTCAGAGCTTGTCAAATCTGAGGAATACAAACAGGAGGCGCAGGAGTATTTTGACAGCCGAATAGGAAGGCGGCTTGCCAAATACAAGGGGCTTGAAGCAGATAATCAAGCTATGCGCGATATCATCGACAAAGTGAACCTGCGCTACGGGGTAAATCCTGAATCAGAGACTTTCCTTGCCGACTTTGCGGCTGCGGTGGACAAAGACACTCGCCTTTATGAGGACGAGGCAGCAAACGCAGGTATGACGGTTGATGAATTTATCAAGGTCAAAAGCGCGGAGCGGATCATTGCGCAGAACAAGATTGCAGAGCAGAACCGCCAATTCAATGAAATGACCCAGCGCCATGTCAGCAACCTGATTCAGCAGGCCGAAGCGTTCAAGCAAAAGGTGCCGACCTTTGACCTTGAAGGCGAATTACAGAACCCGCAGTTTAAAAAACTGGTTGACCCGCCTGAGCTCGGCGGTGTAGGGCTTCCTGTAGAAACTGCCTTCAATGCATTCCACCATAACGAGATCATGCAGGCAACGCTTGCCAGCGCGGTTAATCAAGCATCTATCAGCACCGCCAACGCAGTGCAGACAAATCTTGATAGGCCGCAGGAGAATGGGTTAAATGTGACTCATTCAGATCTGACAAAGCTTGATCCTTCCAAATTGAAATTAGAGGATTTCAAAAGAATCTCAGAGGAGTTCCGCCGTACGGGTAAAAAACCCACATTTTAACGACAGGAGAGATTTTAATGAGTAAACTGCTCTATCTGCAGCTTTTTGCAGGCAACTATAACACGAATGTAACAACTCAGAATTCAATGGCGCCGACCATGAAAACGTTCTATGATACCGCGCTGCTCGAAAATGCGCGTGCGGTATTGATCTTCAACCAGTTCGGCGATCATCAGAAAATGAAAGGAAACAAGGTCGAGTGGAGAAAGTTCAACACCTTTGACAAGGCACTTACTCCGCTGACTGAGGGTGTAACCCCTGACGGCTCCACCTTCGGTATGACCTACATCGAAGCGACAACCACACAGCACGGCGACTACACCACCGTTTCCGATCGTCTGGAGTTAGAAAGCTACGACGACATTATCTACGGCGCGACCGAGGAAATGGGCGCTGCCGGCGGAGCAACTTTCGACACGCTGACCCGTAACGTGCTTATCGGCGGTAACAGCGTAATGTACGCACCGAGATCAAACGGCACTGTGGTAACATCGCGTACAAGCTCCACTAATGGGCTTGTCCCGCTTGACTCGACCAGCCTGATTACCGCTAAGCTCGTCAATAAGGCGGCAACGTGGCTTAAAAAGAATAAGGCGCCTAAGATCAACGGTTACTACGTCGCCCTGATTCACCCGTCAGTTGCGGAAGACTTGAGGGAGACCAACGAATGGAAAGAATTCCACAAGTACAACGACGTCGACCCCATTTTCAAGGGCGAGATCGGCACGCTGCATGGCGTGAGATTTATCGAATCTACCGAATGCAAGGTGCACAAGGCAAACACTCAGGGCGCAATCGCAACCTACGATACGCTTTTCCTCGGTGCAAAGGCATACGGTATCCTTGATCCCGAGGGTGAGGGTATGGAAATGATCATCAAGGACAAGTCGGTCATCGGCGGCCCTCTTGAGCTTTTCAGTACCATCGGCTACAAGTTCTGCCATGGCGCGAAGATTCTTTATCAGGAAAGAATTCTCCGCTTGGAGACCGCTTCATCCTATTCCGATACCGACGAAGAAAACTAAAATAGGAGGTTTTTAAATGCCTAAGAAAACAGAAGCAGCGGATGTAACTGCTGCAAGTGCAGAAACAACGAAGCCTGCCAAGGTGACGGTGATCTCGCCGAGCGATCCGCTTATCCGGGACAGCAACGGGAATACCGCTGAGCAGCAGGAGTTTTTCTCTGTGAACGGAAAGAACGTTATCATCAAATGCGACGAGCCTGTAGAGGTTGACGCGGCCTTTGCCGAAGTGATCAACAACAGGGCGAAGGCGCGTAGAGAGGCGCAGAAGTTCATCAAAGAAAAGGCATTTAAAGATTCTAAGCCGCCTGAGGCTTGAATTGACTAGCGAGGAAAGGAGGGCGCATTCTGCTCTCCTTTTTGCTTTAAGGAGGAAACTATGGACGGCAATACGATAACCGTCGGCGAGGTATTGAGCCTTGTCGATTCTATTAAACCGAACACAAGGACAGCCGAGGAAAAAACGCTTTGGCTGAATAATATAGACAGAATGGTTTTTGAGGAAATAATCAAAGCGCATGAGGGCTTTGAAAATATAGAGTTTAACGGATATGATGAAAGCACGCCGCAGGATCAGGCTTTGTTGATACCTAAGCACTACGGTGCGGATATATACCGCTTTTACATCGAAACGCAAATCGACCTTGCAAACGCCGAATACAGCAAGTACAACACGTCAATGCAGCTTTTCCAAATGGCGTACAACAACTACGCGCAGGCGTACACCCGCGAGCACATGCCGCTGACGACGGCTGAGTTTAGGTATCCTTTTTCGGGAGGGAGAGTAAATGCCTTTTAATTTTCCGATAATCAATGCTCCCGACGCAACAAGGGATTTTCAGGAGACCTTTGCCGGATACAACCACAATTTGAGGATATCCGATTCGGAATTCTACGACATGAAGAACATGACGGGCGATTATTATCCCGTTCTTTCGCCGCGAAAAAAGCGCGGTATCATAGAGCAGCTCACAAACCCGCAGGCGATCTTTTGCAAGGACGCGCTTTGGTATATTGACGACAATGTTTTATACAACAACGGTGACCCGGTACCGATTTTCTCCTCGACACATGAAGGTAAAACCTGTCAATACACGCTTGTCGGCATGGGTGCTTATCTGCTTGTGTTTGAGCAGACGAGCAGCGGACTTGATAACGGCTGGTATATCAACACGCAAAAGACATCTGATAACGGTTTAATCGACCAAACAAACACCATTACCGCGAGCAATCCGCAGCCGGTCATTCTTTCTTTGTGCGGCAAAGAAGGCTCGACTTATGAAAACGTTACCGTCAGTGATACAGCACCTACTTCGCCGAGCAACGGCGCAAAGTGGCTCGATACCTCGGGCGATACGCATTATTTGAAGGTGTACGCCGCGACTACCTCTATGTGGACGACGGTATTGACTACCTACGTCAAGATAAGCTATGGAAATATCGGTTTAGGCTTCAAGGAGGGCGACGCGATAGATATCAGCGGCTTGGCTGTCAGCGGCAGCGCAAAGCTGCAGGAGCAGGTCAAATTCCTGAACGCAAACGCGATCATTCAGAGTATCGACGAAAACAAAAATTGGATCGTGATAACCGGTATAATCGATCAAACGTGCAATCAGGTAGAAGGTAGCGTCACTTTGGCACGTCAGGCGCCGCTCATGGATTATATTTGCGAAAGCAACAACCGTTTATGGGGCTGTCGCTACGGGCTGAAACGCGGAAACAACGAGGTTGTAAACGAGATATATGCATGTAAGCAGGGCGATTTTAAGAATTGGTTTTGCTATGCAGGTATTTCGACCGACAGCTATGCCGCCTCCGTCGGTACCGACGGCGTATGGACGGGCGCGGTGCATTACGGCAGCTCTGTCCTTTTCTTCAAAGAGAATTGCATACATAAGCTCTACGGCAACATGCCCGCCGACTATCAGCTTATCGAGTTGAAGCTGAGAGGCGTGCAGAACGGCTCGGAGCTCAGCATTACCAATGTAAACGAAACTTTATTTTATAAGACTGCCACCGAAATCGTCTGTTATGACGGCAGCTTGCCCGTCAGCATTTCCTATCAGCTGGGAGAAAAGCAGTACAGCAATGCCGTCGCGGGCAGTATCAGCTCAAAGTATTACATTTCCATGCAGGATGACAGCGGAGCGTGGAGCTTGTTTGTCTACGATATGCAAAAGCAGATGTGGCACAAGGAAGACAACTTGCATGTTCGCCAATTCTGCAAGGTCGGCAGTCAGCTATTCGCAATAGATGATAACGACCGTCTGATCGAGATTAACGGCGCTTCCGATCTTGAGCCTGATTTTGAATGGTACGCGGAAACGGGCTATATCGGCTATTCCTACAGTGATAACAAGTACGTGGGAAGAATGATAGTCCGCCTGTCAAAACCGCTCACAAGCAGAATACGCCTGCTTATCAGCTACGATAACAGCGAGGAATGGGAAACCGTTTCAGAGCTTAATGGTATCGGATCGCGATCATGCAGTATTCCCGTGCTCCCGAGAAGGTGCGACCGTTTCAGGATCAGGCTTGAGGGCGTCGGCGACTGTAAAATATACTCAATAAGCAAAGCGCTTGAAATCGGAAGTGATATGAATTGATTTATCTGGATTTACCGAATATCAACACGGGCGGCACTGTAGAGGAACAACTTGCCGAAATCCGCTCTTATATCTACAAGAACAACGAGCAGATGAACGCAACGCTCGCCAATCTGACGACGGATAAGTTTTGGGAGAATACGGCGAACGCTGTTTCCTCTGCTTCAAGCAAGGATGAAACGCCGCGGCTGCTGAGTCAATATGCTAAAATCCGCGATCTTATCATCAAGACCGCGACCGAAGTTTCCAAAACCGAAGAGCATTACAAAATGCTTTTGTCGGGTAGCTATCTTGCAAAGAGCCAGTTTGGAGAATACCTGAAAAAGACATCGGTTGAAATAGACGGCGAATCGACTGGATTTACTGAGCTATACAGATATTCAACCGATTTAGGTTCGGATTACGCAGAACTAAACAGCGTTAAACTTGACTACGAGAATTATATCAAGCGTGGCTTGCTCGACGATACGGGCGCAACGCCGATATATGGCATTGAGCTCGGTTTGCTTAAAAATACGATTACAGTAGATGGGCAGGAAATAAGCACAGGAGAGAAATACAAAACCCGTATTACACCAAACAAATGGTCTTTTTTGCGCGGCAGTACAGAGGTAGCTTCAATAACTGAGGATGCGATTACTTTCCCTAAAGCCAACATCAAAGGCGGCTCTATTGATATTGGCAATGGCGCATTTAAGGTCACAAGTGCAGGCGTAATGACAGCTACGGCAGGAACGTTCAGCGGCACGCTTGCAGCGAGTTCACTTCGCACTGCGTTTAACGGTTACACAAATCAAAAAATAGTGCTTAATTCTAACTCAATTGATTTTATATATTCATCTGATTTGACGGATTTTTCTATAGCGCCTAACGGAATATGTTTTTATAAAAACTATAACGGTGTCAATTCGGAGATGTTTGATATAAAAAAGTATAACATAAAAAATACAGATCTTTCCGGAGTACAGTTTAGACTGTACGACAATTACGCATCATTTTGGGCTGTTGATAATGACACACAGAATGTCATTGCATATATTCCACCGTCGATTTTGCCCGGAGCTGGAAATTATTACGGGGGTGCAACGGGTTTGCATATCAATACACCCATAGACTTTCACTACCAAAAAATATCTAATGTTGTCGTAAATTCAATGAACATAGATGGCACACTTTCAGCAAATGGAGCTGCTGGTGTGACTGGTCACACAATTGTGAAACTTGGTTATTACAATGCAAATAATGAATTAATTGAGTATTGGTCGGATTTGTATATTAATAACGGCATAATAACAGGTATAGTTTTTCATTAGGAGGTTTTGAAATGGACGAAAAAAGAATAATCCCACAATCTTTAATCATCGCTGAGGCGCGTGCAAAGGTCGAATCGGTTTTGACCGCTGAGAATCTTTCACCCGCGGTAAAGGAGCTGATTTTCAAAGAGGCATGGCTCAGAGCGAGCATCATGTCAGATCAGGAAGTACAGCGCGATTATGACGCATATATGAAAGCCAATCAGGAAGCGCAGCAGGAGGAAGAATAATGGCATATAATTATCAGGCTTATGTACCGTCGGCACAGGTCAACGAGTACAAGCGGAAGCAGGACAACGCGACCAATATCTATAACGCCTATGCTCAGACGGGCTATTCGCAGGGCGCGGGCGGGCTCGGCGCTCAGGTCAATTCCGCTCAGGCAAAGCTCAATGCGCTTTACCGCAATAACAACCTCACCCAGCAATTCAGATACGGGAATCAGGCGCAGTATGACGCTGCGCTGAAAAACATCACCGAACGTAAGCCGTTTGAGTATGATCTGTCAAATGACATGCTTTTCCAGCAGGCTAAAGAGCAGTATCAAGCTATGGGCAAAACCGCAATGGCGGACACAATAGGGCAAGCCTCAGCGATGACGGGCGGCTACGGGAACAGCTACGCAGCGACGGCAGGCAATCAGGCGTATCAAGCGCATTTGCGCGAGCTGAATAATTCAATCGGTGACTACTACGCTATGGCGCTGAACAACTACAACAACGAGACTGACCGCCTGAACGGCGTATTCAACGCTCTTTCCGCTGATAGGAGCAGTCAGCTCAACGAATGGGGCAGCAATTGGGATGTATATAATAAGCTGTACAGTATGTATCAGAACGAGTATTCCGATATGCTCGGCAAGGACATGAGTGCATGGCAACAGCGCGGCAGCAACCTCTATAACGCCGCTAACTTGGCGACATCTCAGTACGGCACCGCTTACGGAAACGATATCAATATCTGGAACAATCAGGAGAGCCTAAAAGCTACGCAGGCGCAGCAGATTGAAACTGAGCGCGCCAACCGTGCTGATGAAGCGTATAAACAGGCAGCGCTTGCCGAAACTATCCGCTCTAATCAAGCGTCGGAAAAATACAATAACGCGGCGCTTGCTGTTAAGGCGGCAACATCAAGCAATTCAAGCGGCAGTGCGGTCAATAAAAAAGGCAGGCAGTATTCAAAGAGCGAAATGATTGATATGATTGACCGAAGAATCCAAGATGTACGTTACAAGTCTTATAACGGCGATTATGAATCAGCCAAGCAAAAAGTTGTTAATGATATATTGAGAGCATATTTTAACAACGGTATCGATTCATCTACTGCCAACAAGATACTGGATTATTATAATATGACTTAATGATTGTGAGGAATAGAAGTTGACATATGATGAATTTCTTGAAAAGCGCAGAGCAAAACAAGCTGACAAAGGTATAAATCCAAGTCAATATGATACAAACCAAACATATGATGATTTTCGTGCTGAAAGAGCGTTGAGACTAACAAGTGACGAACAGATTACAGCAAATTTTTTTAATGACGCGTCAACTTATCTCGATAGATTCTATACTGAAATCAATAACCCCAAAGCAACTACTTTCAAGAATTACAATCAACATTTTGAAAGGCTTGAAAGCGATTCGTTGCGGGTTAAGAATTATATAGAATCGCTCAAAGGCACAGAAAACTATGATAGTATGAAGTCTGCGTTTGATAAATATAGCAGTGATATAGCAAACGCAAAAGCAGAGTTGAATAATCCTGATGCTGACGCGCATATAAAGGCATATTTGAATTATCATGGAAAGCTCAACCAAGCCATGAGCCAAATGCGCGCAGGCTCCACGGCAAAGGAGCAGGCGGACAAGACAGGACTCGATGAAAAGGAGCTTGAAACCGCGTATAAGGAGCAGCGCGATTATGAGAAGCAAGAGGATCTGGTAAACAGGTTCGGCGGCATGAGCTACGACGAGCTTTTGGGCGTTATCAACGACCCGAAGAGAAACGCGCAGCGCATTGTCGGAGAGGTAGATCAATACTATAAAAACCTGCATAACTGGGAAAATGAGAGCGAGCAGGATATGGAGCTCGCCCTCAAAACAGCAGCGGAGAGAAACAACCTCAGCGTTGAGCAGGTAAGAGAAATCTACAACGGCGGCAAAGAGATGCACAACCGCGCGATTTACGCAAGCGACGCGCTGAGCAACGACGACACCAATTATATTTTCAGCAGGATTATTGAAAGCGGCAGCGCTGAACAGCTTGAAAAGCTAAAAAAAGACCTTCCGAGCGGAAAACACTACGACAAGCTGCGTAATTCAATTAACCTTGCTATTGAGGAAAAGAAGGAGCAGCGCTATTTTCTTGATGTAAAAGAGAAATTCCCCGAGATCGACAAGCTTATTGAAACGAAGGAAAACGGCGACGAATTTTACCGCCAAGGATTCAACGAGGAGCAAGACCCCGAAGGATTCAAGGAGTACGATAAAGCGAATAAGCTTTTGTCGGTGTACGAAAAGATGGGCGTGGACGTCGACAAGTACAAGCGGTACAAGGAAAACCACAAGAACAGGCTTGTAAACGATATGTTCCAAACAGCCGTGTCAGTCGCCGCCGACAAGCACCCCGTGCTGACAAGCCTCGCCTCTACGCCCGTGAACATGATCGGCTCGCTGGGCGACGTGCCGAAGGTGATCAGAGCGGCGTTTGACGACGATTACTATTACGATCCTAAAGGCACGGCAAGTTATACGGCAAGCAATATCCGCTCGACGGTCAGCAGGAAGATAGATAACCCCGGGTGGGAGTTCCTTTATAACACCGGAATGAGCATGAGCGACAGCGCAATAGGCATGGCCGCAAACTACATACCCGTGGTGGGTCAATTTGTATCGAGCGCGATGTTCTTCTCGTCCGCCGGCGTGAGCGCGGCGAACGAGGTAGTTGAGAGCGGCGGCACGCCGGCGCAGGCGGCATGGACGATGCTTGCGCACGGCGGCGCGGAGCTGGTGTTTGAGAAAATATCGCTTGAAAAGCTAAATGCGCTGCAAGCGGCAAAGAATGTCAAGGGCGCTAAGCAGATCATAACAAATATTTTGAAGCAGAGCTTTACCGAAAGCAGCGAGGAGGTAGCTACCACCCTTGCGAACACCCTGACCGATCAGATTATCAACGGTGATCTCAGCGCTTTTTCGCGAAGCAAACAAGCATACATCGATGAGGGCTTAAGCGAAAAGGAAGCGACCGCAAAGGCCGTGACCGACTGGTGGGCGAGCCTCGGTATGGACGCGGCTGGCGGCGCGCTCAGCGGCGGTGTGTTCGGCGCCCTCGGCAGCACAAAAGCGAACCTGAGCTACAGGAGCGCCATGAAAAACACGACCGTATCGCTGGGCGGCGTGGAAATGAGCGCAAGGGACGCGCTGAAAGCGGCTCCCGATCATTTTCGTGAGCTTGCGCAAAAGCTGACAGAAAACGAAGGCTTTGACGTTAAGCAGCTGACGGAGATCGCGAAGGACGCGAGCGAAGACGGCAAAGCGCGCACCCTTGCCGACAGCATGGAGAGGACGATCAGGGAAAGCGGCAAGGAGAAGATAACCGCCGCGGACGTTGAAAACCTGCTGACTGAGCTGTACAAGGAGAATATTGACGCGCACACCACAGGCGAACACGCTAAGAGCGCGGCGGCGTGGAATGCTATAGACAAGCTGACCGGTGATCAGGAAAACGAACTCAATGACAGCGATAAAGCTATCCTTGACAAAGTGAAGAATGGCGCTGTCCTTTCGGAAGATGAGCGGCAGGCAGTTGATAATTCGCCTAACCTAGCGCGTAAGATCGCAGGCGTCATCAAAGCCGACCCCGAAAAGATCAAATCAGTCGACTTTGATGAAAAACGAAGCAATCAAGATAAATTCAAGGCATCCGATAACGGCAAAACCTTTGTTAATGACAAAGAGTTTACCGGCGGTATCGAGATTGCGTCTGTCGACCCGCGCACGGGTACGATCACTTATGACCTTAATTACGCTGACGGTACGTCAGAGCAGCTTACTTCTGATAAAATCCGCTTTGCAACACCGGTAGAAGCGCAACTGAACGAGAGGGCGGCGAGCTATAACACCGATCAGGCGCGGGCGTTTGTCGAGAATTATCACGAAGGTCAGAACGTGGACGACTACGCGCGCGAGTGGAACCTCTACAGCAACTACGGCAAACTTGCGGTAAACCTGAACCTTGACAACAGAATGGAAAACGGAGCCACGCTGACAAACGAGCAAAAGCTCGAGGCGTATCAACAGGGCTTAAATTCGCGCATAGCACACAATCAGGCGCAGACGATAGTTGAGTCGGTCAACGGTTTAAAGCCTTACACGAGCCAAACTCAGGGTACTTTTGCCTATAATGTGCCCGCCACTGTAAATCTCACCAAAGCGCAATCGCAAATGAAAGGCTTCTTCCGCGATATGTCGGCGGTTACGGGGCTTAATATCGAGATATTCCAATCAAAGACAGACGCGCACGGAAACTATATCGGCGAAAACGGCTCTTATGACCCGTCGACCAATACCCTGCGAGTGGATATCAATGCGGGCTTAAATCACGAGGGGCAGAAAGAAGCCTATCAATACAGTATGCTCAATACTGTAGCCCATGAATTAACGCATGTAGCCAAGCAGGGCGGCAAGTACGAGAATCTGCGCGAGGCTGTAATAGCCGCGCTCGGCACGACAAAAACCAAATTCAACGAGCTTGTCGAGAAAAAATACGACGAGCTGCGCAAGAACGAGAAATATGCCAAGCTCAGCGACGAACAGCTAATGGAGCTTGCCGACGAGGAGACTATCTGCGAAGCCTGCGAAACAATGCTGCAAGGCAATTCCGATTTCTTCGAGAACCTCTACAAGAAGGACAAGAACCTTGCCAAGAACTTTGTCGACGCGATCAAGAGGCTGGTTGAAAGGGTAAAGTCCTTTGTCACCAATAGATACGCCAACACCGAATACGGCAAGGCACTGCTGGAGGTCGCCGACGACTTGTACAGCCAGATTCAGCAGCTTTGGAATGAAGCGGTTGAGAGCGGGCTGGAAGCCTCGAATGCACAGAAAGCGGAAAAAAACAAAATAAAATATTCCGACCGCATTACCCAATCCGATACCGACTATCTCTCCGCCGTAGAGCGCGGCGACATGGAAACCGCGCAGAAAATGGTGGACGAGGCGGCGAGAGCGGCGGGGTATGATATGCACCTTTATCACGGCTCAAAATCCGGCGGCGGATTCACCGTGTTTAAGGGTTGGCAATACTTCACTGAAAGCAAGCCTTATGCCGAACGCTACACGCAGCGCGACACAGGCAAGGGATTATATAATGTTTTTGTGAAGTCGAGCAGATTGTTTGATACAAGAAAGCCTGCTGATCGTGCTTTGTTTAAGCAATACCGCAATGAGTACGGTATGGGTGATTTGCAGGAAAGTGGGCTGCCTGACTGGACGGATGGCTATGATCTCAGTGATATCATTGAGGAAAACGATTTTGATTATGACGGAATTATCCTTGATGAGGGCGGTGACCTTGTGAACGGAAAACCTGTCAGCCGCGGAGTATCATATGTTATTCGCAGTTCCGAACAAATCAAATCCGCCGACCCTGTGACCTACGACGATGACGGAAAGGTTATTCCTCTTTCTGAGAGGTTCAAGACGGATAACGCTGATATTCGCTATCAAGACCGTAACCTAATCGCCGTTCACAACCTCAGTGAAGAAAAGCTGTTAAAGTCTTTGAAGCTCGGAGGATTCCCTATGCCGAGCATAGCTGTAACAAAACATGATTCACAGCATACGGGCTTTGGCGATATTTCGTTGATTTTCGGCAAAGATACCATCAATCCGGATGTCAACAGTGAAAACAAGGTTTACGGCGGCGACGCATGGACACCCATGTACCCGACAGTAGAATATGAGGCGGATTCAAGAAAATCCGCGAGGTTGTATGAGAGAGCGCGTGAAGCGGTAAAGGACGGAAAAATTGAATTTTTCGATCCCGTTTCTTTGCACCCGGATAATATCGAAGATAGGTTAAACCGCAGCAAGGGCGAAGCCGGACTAAAGGCTGATTTAAAAAAGGATTATGGCTTTAAAAATCTATTCCTCAAGGAAACCACAGGTGAAAGCGTAAGTTTAAAGAAAAAAGAATCCAAAACCGTATTAAGCCAAGATGATATTGAGGAATATTCCTTCATTTACGACCAAATGCCTGAGGCTTTTGACGCTTTGCATGACATGTCGGGTAAGGAATGGCTTGCAAAGTACGGCGATTCGTTCAGAGCAGCGCGTGAAGAGTATATTAAGCAATTCTTCCCGGATATTTCAGAGGAACAGCTCGATAATGCTATCGGTTACGAAAAGGGCTTTAAAATTGCTCAACGTGCCAGAAAGATTTTAGATTTTCACGAAAACGGCGCGGAAACAATAACGGTTCAAAATGATATTGAAGGAACACACGCCGAAATTGACAGCAAGATTGACGAAAAAGCGTATGATAAGTGGCTGGATGAAATGCTTGCCGGAATAGAGAAAAACGCCGGTATTCAAAACGGTGTTGATCCTTATTATTCAAACGGTAATCGCCGCAGCTTTTCAGCAACGCACTATGCTGAAACATTGGGAAATGTTGTAAAAGCGATGAAAGCACAGCGTAACGGTGAGAGCTTTTTCGCGGCGACAGGTATTTTTGGTGTGGCTGCCAAGAATTACGGCACATTTGAATCCATGAAAGCGGACGCTGACCGTTTGCAATCTTTGACGGATGAAGAATACGATAGAATCAAGGAATCCTTTGGTGAAAGATTTGCAGAAATTGCCGGGAACATAGCAGAAAACGGGAAGCAGTTGGACGACAATCCATATATGAACATGGACATTTGTTACCAAAATATTCTTGACGGCGTAAGAGAATCCAAAACCAAAAGCGGATTGGTACGTTATCTCAAAAAAATATATGGCAATGTTATTGATGATTCTGTTGCGACCGATATTCTTGACCTTATCGCCGACGTTGGCAATATGCCTGCAAAGTATTTTGAAGCCAAGCCGCAAAGAGCAGTAGGGCTTGGTGAAGTCAAGGCTGCCGTTGTGCCGAGCGATACAAGCGAAGAAGTGAAAACTGCACTGAAAAATGCCGGTATTCCTGTTCATGAGTATGAAAAAGGCAATGAAGCGAGCCGTTCGGAAGCAACGCAAAAGGCTATTAACACGGAATACACCAACGCGAAAGGGGAAACGCAGAGCGACCTCAGATTTCAAGACCGCGACTATTCCGTTGAGCCGGAGGAATACGGCGATCTTTTCGACGACCTTTTCACCGACGACGGCGACCTGTCATTTGGTGAGGAAGCCGACACACGCCGCGCGGAGAGTATCATTGATAAGATGATCGAGTACGACGCGGAGAACGCCGCCTACTTCCTCAGCTATTCCGCGGGCGAGATCGCGCAGAATACGCTCAACGGCTTAAAGGACATCGAGCTTTCGGACAGCTCATATCTGAAAATCGCGAAGAGGCTTTATAAAGAATCTACTATCCGCATGAATATCAATTCGGAAGAAATTGCCGAACAGGTCAAATTGTTTGTGGGGTTGTATGACGACGGAATGTTTGACAGCTTCGACAGCTTTCTTTCGCAGATAGTCAAGTGGAACGAGCAAAACGTGCGTTCGGATAAATTCGCCTCGCCCGAAAACATGCTGACAAACGCCTACAACCTGATTTCCTTAATTGCCGAGGAAAAGGCGAGCTACGCGAACAACGTCGGCGAAATGTCCGAGAAGTACGCAAAAATGGAGCGTGCAAGCAACAAGGCAAAAGCGGAAGTCAAGCAGCTCAAGGCAGAAAATCAAGAGCTTAACAGATCTCTCAGCGGTCAAGAAGATTTGACTGACTATTATCGCAAAGAAACCTACGATAACCGCAAAGAAATAGCCAACTTGCAAATGCTCAACAGACAGCTCGAAAAAGCAATGGCGAAAGCTGAGGAACAGGCAGAACGCAGAATAGAGCGAACGGTGGAGCGTTATAGCAAAAAGCTTGACAAGCAAAAGCTAAAGGCAAGCGAACAAAAACAAGCCGCTCTTGACCGTATGCGTGAACGCTACGAAAAGCTTCTGACCACCGAAAAGACAAAGGCAAAGGATCAACGCCGAGCCGATCATGACAAGGTCGTCGAGCGTTATGAAAAAAAGATTACTGAGCTGAAAGAGAAAGCCAAGCAGCAAAAGCGTGATATCCGCGAGGATAGAGATACAAAGCTTATTGCCGCAAAGGATAAGCGGCAGGCGGATTTAAAAGCGCTGCGCGACAACCGCGACAAAAAAGAGTATGTGCGCAAAATCAAAAAGGTTGCGTCCGAGTTGCAGCAGTGGGCGCTTCATCCTACAGACAAGCATTTTGTACCGCAGGAGTTTTTGAGAAGCGGATTCTATCAGGCAGTCAACGATATCACCGAGGCGTTGATTATTTCCGATAATACGCAAATAGCTGCCAAGCTCAGAAAGATTGCGGCGGGAGTGATGAAGCTTCAAGGAGAAGCAGAGTTCAAATATGATATCGATCCTGTAATTGCCGCTGAAATGAACGACCTCGCGGACGCAATCGGCGACAAAAAGATCAACCGCGACTTAACGCTCAGGCAAGCCGAGGATATTTACAGAGCCCTCAGAACGATAAAAGACAGCGTTGTCAATGCGCGCAAGCTGATTTTTGAGGGCGAAACGAAAGATGTCGTAGAGGCAGGCGTTGAGATCATCAATGAGCAAAAGCAGATAAATCCCGCTTTGTTCAATCGGAGTTTGAATAACGTCAAGAAGTTTTTCCTCACCCCCGAGCGCGTTCACAATATCATTAACGGATACAATGAAGGCTCAACTTTGGACAGAGTTTTTCAGGGTGTAAAGCAGGGCATAAGAAAGAAAAACAACTTCTTCATGGACGCAAATAAGATGTTTGACGCTTACCGCGACGCCCATGTGAAAGAGCTTGATCAAACTCAGCACAAGGTACGGGATATCAAGTGGACGGATAACGCAGGACACAAGCGTACCACTAAAATGACCGGTATGCAGGCAATGCAGCTCGTAATGACATGGAACCGCGAGGCAGCCGATTCCCGATTGGCTCATATGAAAAAAGGCGGTGTTTCGATTCTAGGCGCGGAGGCGCTTGCAAAAGGCAACCTCAAAAAAGCGTATGAAAACCGCGAGACCGTTCTCGGTATCAATGAATCGTTTATCACGAACGTACAAAATTCACTGACAGAATTTGAGCGCGGATACATCGATATCGCAGAGCAGTTTTTCAACGGAATGGCTAAGGACGCAATCAACGAAGTATCGATGATACTCAGGCACTTTGAAACCGCAACGAGTGAATACTACATCCCGATCAAGGTCGATGATGCGGAAATCGTCAAAGAGATCGAGGGCGTCAAACAGGATTCGTCCATTGAAAACATGGGTATGCTCAAGAGCGTTGTGCCGTATTCCGATAAGTCTGTGCTTATTCAGGGGCTTGATAATGTCATCAATAAGCATATCGATAATGTCGGAAATTACTACGGCTTGGCAATCCCTATCCGTAATATGAACAAGGTGCTCAATGTTTCGGACACGGTCAGAGACAGCGACGGCTCCGTTGTTTCGCGTAATTCCGTTAAGAAATCTCTTGAGAAAAACTGGGGCAAGTTAGGCACGGATATATACGAGCAGTTATTGATCGATCTGCAAAATTCCCGTGCACCTTCAAATGAGAGAATGCAAGGCATTAATAATCTTGTGCGGAAGATTCGCTCCAACTTTGTCACGGCAACTCTTAACGGCAATATTTCCGTAACAATCAAGCAGGCAGCTTCGTACTCGACAGCGGGCGTATATCTTGATCAAACGTCGCTTATGAAAGGCTCCGCCGATATGATCAAATTCTTAAAGCCCGGCAACCTTCAAGCGCTGTTTGATGAAATCGACAGCCATACCGCGCAGCACTATATCCGCCGCAAAGGTTTATCATCCAATGAAATCGCAGATATTCAGCAAAGCTGGTTGAAAACGTCAAAGCTTGGAAGAAATATTAATAATTCTAAGCTAATGCAGAAGATGCCCGCAGGCGTAAATCCGACAAACTGGATCCAGGAAATGGATTGCATGACAACTGCTGCTCTGTGGTGCGCAACCAAAGAGCAGATAAACAAACAGTACAAAAAATCGGGTAAGCAAATCGATACCGATGAATATTGGCAGGATGTTACCAATTTATATGACAAGGTAATCGAAGATACCCAGCCGATGTACGACGCAATGCACCGCCCTGAAATTCTGAAAAGCTCAAGTGAATTGATAAAATCTGTCTTTATGTTCAAGACTCAGCCGCTCCAAAACGCGGGAATAATCTATGATGCGGTTGGACGGGTAATGCAGGATAAGAAAGACAAAGCGGCTTGGAAGCAGCTCAGAAAAGGAATAATGTCGCAGGGTAAATCGCTGTTGGTGTTTGCGGGAATGTCACTCTTTGCCGCGTTTGTGCTTCATCGTATGGACAGGTACAGAGACGAGGACGACGAGGTCACCGCTCAGAGCATTTGGGATACCTTCATCAAAGATGTCATCCAAAACGGCGCCGGTGTTGTTTTGCCGTTCGGCGGCAACGAGGGCGCGGGCGCTATCATTAATACGATAGATACCGGCAAGCTGGATTTTTCCTCGGTGATGAAAGACAACGTAGCCGAAACCGTTACCGGCTTTTTCGGTGCAGGAGCTGACCTTGTCAATACCATTAATGAACAGTTAGGCTCGGACGATCCCGACACAAACAAAATAGCCGCAGCAGCCGAGAAATTCACGATTACATGGGTAAGCGATATTTTCGGTGTTCCCGTCAAAAACGCAAAGAACATCATCAAAGGCGGCGTCGATTGGGCGGAGGACATTGTAGACGGCGGCGGGATATTCAAGCCCGACGTTTCGGATATGAAAGCAAAGCAGATTATTCATTCCTACCAGAAACATTTTGAAAACGGCGAAACCGATACTGCCAACAGCCGTATTCAAGAGTACTATGACCTGAAACTGCAAAGTGCAAAGGATAAAGGCAAGTCTGATCCTGAAAAGGAAGCGAGAAACGCGGTCAGAGATGCTTTTACGGATTATTACAAAAAGATATATCAAAAAGCATTTAGGGAGAATAATACCGCAGAGCTTGAAAGAATCCGAAAGGTACTTGTATCACAAAGCAAATATATGGTTTGGGGCGCAAAAAACACGCCGCTTTCCGAAAAGCTCCGTGAATGGCAGAAGGAAGCTTCCAAAGAAAAATAACAACCCACAAAAGCAGCTCTCAATTGAGGGCTGTTTTTTCGTTATGTGGGTTAGAGATTTTTATTTCAAAACGCTATACTAAAATTGGAGGTGAAATCATGGTTAAAAGAAAAGTGCATTTTACGCTGGACTGTGCAAAACCCGGCAGCCAATTCACGGTTGAGGGGTTGCATGTGGGAGATAAGCGCAGTTGTGAGTTTCATATTCTTTTACGCAACGGTATTGTGCCGCTGAGTTTCGACGATGAAAACATTGCGGTCATCATGAACGCCCAAAAGCCCGACGGCACGACCATTTCTACGTTATGCAATATCAGCGAGGATAAAAAAGAAGTGGTGTACACGCTTGACGTTCAGGACACCACCGTCGCGGGCATTGTCAATTATGAGCTGATCATAGCGGCTTATGACGGTGAGAATTATTGCGTTCTGTATTCGGCGACATTCTCAACCGTCGTTTCGACGGGCGTTATCGTGCCTGTTTTCAAGAAGCTTGACTCTGAGCCCGACGATTGGGCGACCGGCTATAAAAAGTATTTCCGCCATACGCAAAACGGCTATGAGAAAATCACAGACGATACCTGCCCAACGTTCAACTCCAATGATTTCTATTTTTTGGTAAACCCAAACTATGACTCGGAGAATGACTATGCCGCATTCGAACAGACCGTGGCAAATGTGCAGTCGCTTTTGCTGCGCGTTGGTGCGGTTGAGGCAAAGAACGCAGAGCAGGACACGACAATCGGAGGAAAAGCGGCTGTGGATCACACGCACTCGGAGTATGTGACGAACGCGGACATCAGCGGGAAAGAGGATAAAGCAAATAAGGTTGCCTCAAATATGGCAAGTATTGATGGAAACGCAAATATAACGAAGTACCCGAGCGTTTACGCGGTCAGGGAATATTTGAGCAATTATTTTTATTCACGATCGGAAATTGACAGATCCACCTATACCAAAGACGAGGTGGACACCGCGCTGGACGGCAAAGCCAATATAGCCGACATACCTTTTGCGATCCCGCAGCAGTACGGCGCGATGGGCGACGGCGTGACGGATGATACAGCGGCGATACAGGCGGCGATCAACGATAAAGATCTGATCTATTTTCCGCAGGGCACGTATATTATAGACGCTTCCCCACACGGCGATGGGACTTGTGGTGTTGTGATACCGTCAAACAAAACGCTTATTTTTGACAATAACGCGGTTTTGAAGCAAAAGGAGTTATCACTGATTAATGGTGGAAGCGTTATTGACTACGCATTTGTCCTTCATGTTAAGGACGGTGTTTCCAACGTTACTATCAAGGGCGGCAAAATAATCGGCGACCGTATTTATAAGCTGGAGACTTTGTCAGAAATCGCCAAGGCAGATTGTTTGAGTTGGTATAGCGGTTCATCCGGTCATCACATGGGTATCCGCCTTGAACACTGCAGCAACGTATTAATCGAGGGCGTGACGATCGAGGACATGTCGGGCGACGGTATTTCGTTAACAGCGGACGGGGACGAGTTTTGCCAAAACGTAACGATCAGGAATTGTAATATAAAGCGTTCATGGCGTAATGGTATCAATGTTGGCAATAGCCACGATATCATGATTGAAAATTGTAATATCAAAGACTCCGGCTGTAATCTTCTCAGCGATGGCAACAAAGTTTATCGTCCTGACGTGCTGGACGGGGCAAGCAGTTTGATCAGCAGAAAACTCATTGACAGCGTGACAGGTGAGCTTTGTGGCTGGATGCCAAGGTGCGGTATAGACATTGAGACCGATAATCCGATTCCAATGCCGACTAAGCAGGTTCGTATACGCAACTGTGTTTTTACGGGCAACGCGCAAAACGACATAGATATCTGCAACGGCTGCGACGAGGTTTACATTGATTCGTGCAACTGCGAAACCGGAATAACTTCCGCAAGAAAAGCGATCACCGGATTAGAATATCAGCCGACTGACAAGATAGTTATATCAAATTCAGTCATCGGTGAGATCAATCTTCACGGAGAGCGCGCTGTCGGGTGCGTTATAACGGGAAAAGCCATGTCGTACAACGACGGTTCTGTTTTTAAGGGCTGCCGTATCAACAAGGTGCAAATGTCGGTAAATCTGCCTTCGGCGACGCATTATTTTGAGGGCTGCGAAATCCACGCTTTAAACATGCCAACCATCAACAATACTAAATGTGTTTTTCAAAACTGCACATTCACGATCAAATACACAGGCTCAAGAAACTATTTCAATGGAAACAACCGTCTTGATTCCTGCTCGGTATATATAACAAGCAGCTTATCAACCACTTGGTCTATTATTGACGGTTCAGCTATTTCGGCAACCAACACTGCCTTTATCGTTATAATCACCGGCGCTAATATCAACGGCGGACTGTTTGCCTCGGACGAGAGTACTCGAGACCTTATATTGCTGGATTGTGACTTTGACATCCCGTCCGGGTTGAAACTATACGAATTCCCCGGGGAAAATAAGAAGGCAAATATAAAGGTGTGCGGATGCGCCTTTGCATATAAAAACTCCTTTGACATTTCATCGGCGCCCGGGTCGGGCACTCGTGTTTTTCATGCGAATACTTTCTCGGATACAGCTGCAACAACGCTTGCGACTTACGGAATAACGGACGCCTACACCAAAACCGAAGTAAACAACCTGCTCACAGGCGGCTCTCAACTCGTTTCTGGTGCTGTAAATCAAAACGGTACGATTACATTCACAGATTCGGAAGGGAACACATTTACGACAACAGGCTCAAGCGTTATCGGTGCAGACGGGTTCAGCCCCGTTGCAACTGTTACGCAGACCGCAAGCGGCGCTACTGTTTCTATCACTGATTCAACAGGCA